AGCTCATATCTCTCCCTGAGCGATAACCTGCTCCTGAGTGCCAGGCGTCTTTTGCTGCCAAGGTTCTAAAACTTTCCCAGGTACAACCCGCAAATTCGATTGAGTTTCTTGAGTGTATGTGACCGGTGTACCAATATCTGTATTCAGTGTCTCCCCATTCTTTAGGTTTATCGGCTGCCATTATCTGAGGTAGCTTCTCAGGCTTCGCTGTATCTCCGTGAGCAGAGCCTATTAAAACCTTGCCGAATTGGTAGTACCAAAACTTTGACGGTGATATATCAACAAATACTCTTGGCTCATCATGGAAATACTTAGCCATCGCCAACGAAAGTACATATGCGCTATGGTCGTCGTGATTTCCGATAATGTTCTTTACTAGAATGTTTTTATGTTTGCTGAGTGCTGACGTTACTATCTCGCACATTAAATCAATACCGACTCGCAATACTTTATGCCAGCGACCATCAACATCTAAAGAGTTGCCAGAACGAGCTGTTCTATTGCTTTGATTGTCCGAGTGGAAGAAGTCGCCTAAATTCAGTATCACGCAATTTTCAGTATTAGGGCTTCTATCCACCAGAGCCTGGGTAGCCTTGCGTAAATCAGTGGCTGCAATCTTTAAGTCGAAGTCTGCGCCGGTTTCTTCGTGGTGAGCCAGCATACCTATGTGAGGGTCTCCCATCGGATAAACAGCCACCAGGTCAGAGTCAACATGCGCAGGAGGCTCAACCTTAATACATCTAAATTCACCTAACGCCTCATTAAACACCTCAGCAATTTCTTCGTGTGAGTGTCCGGACTTTTGGGTTTTAACCCACTGAACTTTAACATTGCCGTCTTCATCGTATAAAGTTGAAGTGCCTTTAACGTCAAAGCCTTCTGCTGAAGCGTGAATCATATCGGCTTCTGGAGCAATACCACCTTCTGCTGCTCGTTTCTTAACACTACGAATAGTTCGCGAGACGTTCTGGTGGGAAATTCCAAGCCCCTTGCCGGCCTCCCTCATGCTGCCATACTTAATGTACGCCTTTACTTTGTTCTTTTGTTCTTCTGTTCGACAGAAAGGTAATAGGTGTTCCATTATTTAGCCTTGGCTAGAGAAGCACCAAATGCAAATTCAATTATCATGGTAGCCCAGGCGAAAATCTCCTGGTACTTGACTAATCCAGTTACGGTTTCATAGGTCACAATATCCTGAGTGAGCTTAATACCCATAAATGAAATACCTTCTTTGATAGTGGGTATGACAGTGTCAACCCCTAGAGCTGTTGGCCCTACCTGGATAAAAACTATGAGGCCCATAACTATTAATAACAATAATCTTCGGTTTAAAGCTGACCAGGGACTTTCCTTGTCTGCCCTATCCCTTAGTGAATTAAGCGCATCATTCTTAGCAGCAAAAGCCTCTAGCAATAACTTTTGATTGTCAGAAGAAGCCTGGGATTTAAGGGCAATGAGTTTTGCCAGGAAGCCCAGGGCTATCGGTATTACATTGGTTAGTATTGTTATCATTTGTCCAACTCCTCTATTGTTAAAAAGTACTCCTTCATCACCAAGTCAAGCCCATCAATGCCAGTAACGATTACCGTTAACAACCCAATGACCGCGACCAGGTAAATCTTTATCTTTTTCACATTGCCAGCCTTAGCGCTTCGATAATTCCAACCTCAACCAATAGGAAGAAGCCAAGACCACCCAACACAAAGAACTTGATTTGTTCTAATGTCTTTTGAATACAAGTTAGCGACTTACTAATTTCGTCCACTTTGGAAAACAATGAGGCTATTTGCCCGTCGTGTCTCTCTACTATTTGCTCAATTCTGTTTAACCTGCTTTCCATTTATATTCCTTAAAAAAATATCCAACCAGTTGCTATATATTTAGTGCCTTTCATTACCATTGCTCCTCTGTGGGTGTGCGTGTAACCTGCCGGGAAGAAAACAACCTTACCCACCCCAGGCTTTTCTTTGTGTTTCTGATACATAAATTCAGTTTCGCCACCTTCAAAATCATCATTCAAATAAACAACAAATACAAAGGCCCTATCGCCAGAAGAACCACCGCACGCCTCACAATGCCAGGCTGAATAGCTTTCGTATTTGTCAGCATCGTATGACTGGATAAGCATATTTCTAGGGTGTGTTTTCCCCAGGGTGTGAGAAGCCCCTAAGTCGGCAATGTACTTGTCCTTTGCTTTGTTTACACCTTCAAAAAAGTGTTTGGCAAACTTTGTATTGCGTAAGTCAGTCTCGCTAAATGAATAGCCTGGGTGCTGGTCTAATTGATTGTCGCGCCTAAATCGGTCATCTCTACGAGTAACGCAGCCAAGCTCTTTTTGTGTCTTGAAGTTGTTAATTAAGGCGTCGCAAAAATCTTTGTTGAACGCTTTATATGCCTTGATAAATTGCACTACTCAAACTCCTTATGGTTTAATCCGGCATGGTCTCCATACCGCCAGAGTGCCTGACCAATACCACCTTTTTTCTCTGTAATCTTGCATATCTCATGGTGGTGTACTTTATAAAGAGCCATGTACTCTATATCATCTAATACTTGTAATAGGTGAGTAGGGTTTGGCCCTACCCAGTTGCCTTTACATTGGCAGGCTTCAGCAGGGTCAACACTTGTTAAGCCTGTGTGCTTGTGTACATAAAACATTACTCAACCTCCGCGCGATAAAAAATACATGACTCAATTTCGTTCATCGTCAACGAGGCAGCATGATGTGAAAAAATCATAAAGCCTGTCTCGACTGAATAAAGACATACAAGCCCCATTGTGGTTTCGCCTTCTTTTAAGTCCTGGGTGATTGATGAATAAAGGTCACACTCGACGTCGTAAAAGTCACGCCTCATAACTTCTGGAAGTACCTGAATGTGAGCAACGTATAACTTGCCAGGCTTAGGGTTTTGGGTGGTGGTAACTTCCATACTCGACCAGCGCTCAACCCTTCTACCCATTTCCACCAAAATACCAAGGTGGTTTCTATCGGCTTCAATGTCGTCTATTTGGTTTAAAAGAGCAGCACATTCTTCATACGGCATTTCACCCCAATAGATATACGTTATCAATCCTAGGTGACAAGCGCCGTGACCGTTTAATATACTAAGAGGCTTGCCCTTAGGAACTGCTTTTACGAACTCCCTAAACCTGGTCTCAACCAGGGTAGGAATGTCTACTCCGTCATTATTAGATATAGAACTTTTCATACTTTGCTCTCTCCTGGTGTATGTAAGTTAAGTAGTCAACGACCTTTGATTTCCAATTGCCATCGCTTTTAGAATCAATCAAACCACACTTCGGGCTATTCAGTGTTCGGTTAACCCAGGCTTGCGGGTCATCAGAAGTAAAGAGGTGTTTGTTGATATGGTAGAAGCTGCCGTAGATGATTTGGTTGTACGAATCAATCGGACTAATCTTCTTACCCAGGGCCACGGCGTACATGGCAGACTCGCTTAAATGTGAGGTGTAAACTGTGTCGGCCTCTACTAGTAATTCGTACATATTGCCGTTTCTAGGAAGCACATTATCCTCACCAAGAAGGTCTTTCATTTCACCGATAATGGCATGAGTAGTAATAGGATGTGGCTTGAAGTACACGTCGCCCTGGTCACGAATCCATTTAAGTTTATTAAGGCAAGTCCTTTCTTTTAGTTTGTTAGAGCCAGGAAGCACGACCAAGTTAGAGCGCCTCTTATACTTCTTCAGGTCGGT